TCAAAATGACGTAGTATTTGTTTTTACAATAACTGGTTATTCCGTTTGGATTTTACGCAATTTGCCAGCAGCTATTAAAGTTATTAAATCAATCAAAAAGAAGTAATATGCCAGAATGGTTAAAAAGACTGACAAAGACAGATATTAGAAACAGCCTTGCAATTATTATCGTATTGGGTTGTTTTGGTTTGGTTTACTTATTACAAGTCAAAGCAATACCCCAAGAAAACCACGATATAGTTAACATAGTCGCAGGGTTTATTTATGGCGGTGCGCTTGCTGGTGTGATAGGTTTTTATTTCGGTTCAACTAAAACTGATAAACAATCTAAAAATGATGATTGATAGAAAAATGCATTTAGGTGCAGGCTGCTTTATCAGCTTTGCTTCTTTGATATTCTTTGAGGCAATACACGCACATTGGATGTGGGTAATTGGAACTGTTGTCTTTGCCGCAACATTTAAAGAGTTAAAGGATTTATACGATTACGGAAAGTTTGATTTGTTCGATTGGATTTACACAATAGCAGGCGGAAGTATCGGGATAGCACTTGCGATATTTACATAGTGGAAAATAAACAACAATAATAAGTTATATGTGGAAAATATACATCATTTTTTGTGCTTTTTGGGTTGTGTTATTTGCTTGTAACACTCCGAAAAAGCTTAACAAGGTAATGAACAAACTGCCTAAGGCAGCCGCAAAGGAATGTGCCGCAAGGTTTCCAATAAAGGAAACTACAGATACGGTTACTGTTATAGACTCAGCAATGTTACAGGCTTATGAAATGGAGTTCATTTACCTTTATCATATCGTGGATTCGCTTTTGGGCAGCCAGGTGGATATTGGAACGAAAAAAGAAATTGTAAAAATATTTCAGGAAAAGAAAGTACCTGTTATCAAATACAAGTATATTACAAAGACTGTTGAAAGTACGGCAAAGCTTCAGATTGTCAAGGATTCCTTAACAGTTCTTATTAATGAGTTATCTCAAGATGTAAAGGAGAAGCATAATGAATACATAGCTACCTACTATGATTACACCATAGAAAGAGAAAAAGCGAAAAAGTTTAAAAGGCAAAGGAATCTTAATTTTTGGTGGATCTTATTCCTTTTGCTTGCTTTATTTAGAAAACCTATAGCTTTACTAATTACGAAAAAAGTAAAGTAATTTCTTTATGGCTATTGTCAACATCAAATATGATCTAAGCGATCCTGAGGATGAGATGGCTTTGCAGCGGGCAATGAATAGCTTTAATATGGCTTTATACATTTGGGAGATTCTACATAACGGCAAAAGGCGGTTTGAACACTCCGAAAATGTAGATATTGATGAGGTTTGGGAGTATTTATGGGAGGAGTTAAAAGATCATAAAATAATTATTGATAAAATCGTTGAATGACAAAAAACGATTTAGCCAGAGAATACAGGGGTAAGTATGGAATGAAAATGCCTACCTTAACGCTTGCTCGAATAATGTATAAAGAAAACATTGAGCTTTTTAATTCAGTCGAAGCGGCTAGAACGGTGCTTAGATTTATTGAGGGTAAAAGCGGCAAAAGCAGAATTAAAGATCTAGGTAAAAAAACAGAATTTTTAATGGCAGAACATAGACCAAAAAACCCCTGGAAACTTCCCGAATCAGAAGAAGCTAAATATGATCCTTATATAATTAAGGCAAAAAAGCTTGCTGTTCTTTCAGATTGTCACGTACCTTACCATTCTATTTCTGCTTTGGGGTGCGCGCTTGATCGCATAGCTGAAGAGAAGCCTGATGCGATCCTTTTAAATGGCGATACTATTGATTTTTACGGTCTTTCTAGGTTTATGAAAGATCCACGTAAAAGATCGGTTGCACACGAATTGCAGGCTTTAAATGAGTTCTTAGATGTATTGCAGCAGTTTGAAGCTAAGATTATTTACAAGCTAGGCAATCACTGCGAAAGATACGAGCATTTTTTAATGCACAAAGCTCCCGAACTTTTAGGTATTTCGGAATTTAGATTTGAGAATCTATTGAAAGCAGGTGAACGTAAAATGGATGTAATCGGTGAAAAGCGAATAATAAAGGCAAATAAACTGAATATAATACATGGGCATGAATACCCATCTGTTTTCAGTCCGGTTAACATTGCAAGGGGTCTTTATATGAAAGGTAAGGTTTCAGCAATGCAAGGCCATAATCACCAGGTCTCAGAGCATACCGAAACGGATATGAATGGTGAAATAGTTACAACATGGAGTTTGGGTTGCCTTTGCGAATTAAACCCGGCTTATATGCCCTTGAATCGTTGGTCGCAAGGTTTTGCAATGGTTGACTTAGATGCAAACGGAAAAGATTTTGAGGTCAGGAATTACCGAATTTATAAAGGCAAAATATTATGAGCGAAGAAGCACAGATACAAGATTTTCGTGAATGGACTGAAAACGAACTTTTGCAAATTATCGATAGCAGCCTTTCAGTACTTAGTACCCTTGCTGAACTTACCGACGCTGAATACCGTACCTATGATGAGGAATTGGATGATATTAACACCGTAAAGAAAAACACATTTAGAATTATCTTTGCAGCACAATCCAAACTTAAAAAATACATTAAAGAATATGAGCAAAGGAACAACGATAATAAGGAAATTTGAGGGGTTAAAATTACAAGCTTACTTATGCCCTGCCAACGTTTGGACAATAGGTTACGGCTCAACGTTTTATGAGAACGGCAGCAAGGTGCAGCCAGGAGATAAAATAACAATTGAGCGTGCAGATCGCTTGCTTTTTGATATGGTTAAGCGATTCGAAAACGGTGTAAAAGGTAATGTGAAAAGCGATATTAATATTAACCAGTTAGGAGCGCTTACATCATTTGCTTTTAATGTTGGCATAGGTGCGCTACAAAAAAGCACACTACTTAAAAAAGTAAACGCAAATCCTAACGATCCAACAATAAGAAATGAATTTATGCGTTGGACACGTGCCGGTGGAAAAGTATTAAACGGACTTGTAAAAAGAAGAGAAGCTGAGGCTAATCTATATTTTCAATCAGTTTAAAAAGTCATCCCCTTTATAATCCGGATCTTCATCATGAGCATTTATTATTGCTTTTCCGTAAAGTAGCGCCGCTGCTATTATGCAGACAATTGGTAGTAATATTGCTATCATATCGTTGAAAGTTCTTTGGTGTATAAATCAATATTAAAATATTTACTATCGCATTTATCATATAACAAATGCTTCATATCACGTATATAAGACCCCATCGCTTGCCGTCTTATTCCGTACATATCGGCAATATCTGAATATTTTTTACCCTCTTTAACGTAGTTAATAATTTCTTCTCTTTGTTGTTGTGTAATTGGCATTGGTTTATATTTTTAATTCTATATGCAATAATATATAAAAGTTATATTTTAGTACTATTTATACGTTTTCGGGTATAATTGTAAACCGTCTTTTATAAAATGGAGGCAATGCGCAAACTGCTTTGCAGCGGTCTCTCATATGTATAATGGTTGAGTGATCGCGTCCTAAAAATGTTCCTATATCCTGCAAAGTTACATTTTCGTATTTGCTGATGATGTGCCTCACAAAATGAGTACGCACCCTCACCCTACTTTGCACCCTACCTTCTTTTGCTTCGGTAGGGTCAACGTTATGAAGTTTACATATTTCGAGCCATTCATTTTGCAGATTTGGAGCGGCTGAAATCTGATCCATTAAAGGCACTTCCCGATGGATGAGTGTTTTTGTTCCTTTAATAACGTTGTGAATCCTGTTTAATAGCGGCTTAGGCACTCTTTTAAAGTACGGATGTAATTCTTCCTCAATTAATTTAATAGCTTCCTGTGTTGTCATTTGTCAAATATTACCTTTGTTATTTTATTCATTCCGTAATACTTGCCTGAGTGAAAAACCTGCAAAACTATTTCAAACATTTTCTCCGGGTCGTATTCTATTTCAACATTATCATAACCGTCTAAATATTTTTCAATGTGGGTTATTTTAATAAATTTTTTGTCTACATGGTTGTTAATTGATTCAACCATTTCCTTAGGTAAAATAAATTTGTCTTTTGTCATGGCTTAGGTTTTAAATGATTAAGTCTTTGTCAGATGTCAGGACAAATACCTGAAATCCTTGGTTTGTTAATTCTAAATGTCGATGTTTCTGTAATTCAGTAGGCTCTTTGCCCGGCTGCTTTACCTCAACGAAAACTGTTTTACCCATTTTAAGGCAGATGAGATCAGGTATTCCGTTGCAGTTGGTTTGGATTAACTTTACAACAATCCAGCCTGCATTCTCAAAGCGTGCTTTGATCTTTGCTTGTATTTTGGATTCCATATAATTCTATTGCTTTAAATATCTGAAAAACTAAAGGAGGGCATACTGCATTTCCATATGATCCATTTGATTCATTTATCCATTTAGAAAAGGTAATTCCGTCCAATCTGCCGGAAATCCCATTAAGGTCGCTGACAAGCGTGGATTCGCAAACAATTTCCTGTTTTCTTCCAAACCTGATTTTAAATGAATTTCTGTTAAATACCATGTAAAACTCTGACCGATTGAAACTCCACTTTTTCTCTTGCCATTGTTTTTTATTTTCATTTTTGCAGATTCCCATTGATTCCCCTGAAATTTTGTTTGAGTAGGCAACAAACCAAACCCGGTCTCTTCTATGTGGTGCGTTAACGGCCGCAGCTGGAAGTACATACGGTTGGACTTCGTACCCTTCAGCTTCCAGATCAGCTTGCACCTCTTCGAATACCATCCCTCCATTCCAATTAACAAGGCCGAGAACGTTTTCGCCCACAATCCAACGTGGTTGAATTTCTCGTATTGCTCTAAGCATTTCTGGCCACAAATGGCGCTCATCTTCTTTTCCGAGCCGTTTTCCTGCTGCTGAGTATGGCTGGCAGGGAAAGCCTCCTGTGAGGATGTCAATTGCTCCTCTGTAAATAGAGAAGTCTGTTTTTGTGATGTCATTGTAACTAATTGAATTAGGCCAATAATGTTTTAATACTTTTTGTCCGAAAGGATTCCATTCGCAATGGAAAACGTTTTGCCATCCCATCCATTCGGCAGCGAGATCAAAGCCTCCTATTCCTGAGAATAATGATCCATGTCTCATATTAAAAACTATCTGCAAAAAGTCCGATGATGATAATGGCAGCGAGAAGGTAGGCCGCCTGTCTGTTGGTTAAGTCAAATGATGATTTGTGCATGGTTTAGGTTTTTATGGTTTAAAATTAGATTCCGAGTATTTTAAAGGCCCATTTTTCAGCTTGCTTTATGCTGTTAAATGATTTGAACTCTAGTACTTGTTCTTCGCCATTATATGTTTGAATATAAGCGGCTCTAATAACACCTGTAAATTCAGTTCTGATTTTTACTGCTTTTGATCCGTTTGTGTAAATTGTCATGGCTTTTTTGTTTTGTTACACAAAGATAATACTTTTCAACAAAGTGCAAAACTTTTTTTAATATTTTTTAAAAATATTTTTTCAGTCGGCTACATTTTGAAGTCACCCTATCTCAAAATCCTGTTTAAAATAGCTCAAAGTATAGTCTTTCTTCTGCTTCACCATTTTGTAAACTCTCTCCTCAATGCCACCTTCTGAGAATAGCCAGATCACTTTACAAGGCTCCTCCCGGTCTTTGCTTTGCATCCTGGCGCGTGCCTGCCAATAAGAAACGGCGCTGAAGTCAATGTTAAGCATTATGAGAGCCTCCGCTGTTGAAAGGTTAATGCCTTCACGTCCGCTGCTGATCTGTGAAAGAAACATCTTAGAATCGCTTTTGGCGAACTCCTCAGGGTTTGACGTAAAGCGATCCGCTCCGAATGTGAGGTAAAGCATATGCTCCTCCGCCCTGTATTTGTAGAAAATAGCAATCTTCTTTCCTTTAAAATTCTCTTTTATCCAATATGCTTTTGAGCGGTCAAATATTACACTCTCATCCTTTTTGTCGATAACCGTACCCGAATACACCTGATGCAGCTTAGACATAAGAGCGGCGCCGGTATCTGCTAACACTACGTTGCCATTATTGCCGTTAAAGATCCTGTCTTTCTTAAGTTTGTCGGCAAGGTAATACGTTGAAGGCTGCATCTTTATTTTTACTATTTCCTCTATAACATCCTGTTTAAAGCCTGCCTGCTCCTGGGTGAAGGGGATGATTAAATGATCTGTCATTTGTTTAATTTTAGTTTGGTTTGCGTTTGAATAGTCGTTTACTTTTAAGCCTTTGAAATACTTGAGCCGAATATCCACAAAGTCCGCCGCCCATTTGTAAAAATTAATGTAATCTTTGAACGGTGAAAAGATGCTAACGTGCAATTGATGAAACAACTGGCTGTAGCTTTCAGGTGTGGGCGTTCCGCTTAAATAGATGATCGGTTTACCGACACAAAGTTTTTTCAGAATCTTCACTTTGTTGGCAGGTTTCGGGTACTGGCCCAAACAATGCGCTTCGTCCAAAATAATCAGATCAGGTGAAACGGTTACATTGTGAAGTTGCTCGTAGTTGGTAACTGTCAAAGCGAAGCTCAATCCCAATGCTTTGTGATCTGCAACAATGCCGTCAATTACTTTTTTCTTTGTCACAAATAGAACCAACTTTTGCGACAGATTCTCAGCTGTTAATAAGGCTGTGGCGGTTTTGCCGCAACGTACCTGCATCGCTAAGTACACTAATCCGTATTTGCGTATGATGTCGGCGGCGCGGTTGCTGATGTCTATTTGGTATTGGCGGGGTTGCATTAGAATAATCTTAATTGGCTTTTAAATGTATTAAACCGCTTTTCCTGAGCCTCAAAATAATCTTTATCTAATTCTATACCTACAAAGGATAAACCCGATTTATAAGCCGCTATACGACTCGAGCCGCTGCCTAAGTGTGTATCCAGTATTTTATCCGTTGGCTTTGCGTAGTTCTGTAAAATCCATTCATATAAAAAAATAGGTTTATGAGTAGGGTGTATTCTTGTTCCTTTTTCGCTTGAATTACAATATCCTAAACCTATCCAATCATAAGTTACTTTTCTCAATACAGTATCAAATGAAGTCCAAGCAAGTTCGCCATCTGAATAATTATCAATTTGATGATTAATTATTTTTTTATCCCAATAAATCCATCCTCTACTTTCGGGTAAATATTGAGTAAAGTAATTACCACCCCAAACGATTTGATTTTTAGAAACTCGAAACAACTCATTCCAGTATTCAGCAGTAGGAACTTCATTGTCCCAATTTTTAGCTGTATAAATTTTTGTATTTCCAAATCCTTTTTTATTTCTTAAAACTCCTTCTTTATAAGTTGTTCCTACTCTTTTTCCTGCTCCAATCCCATACGGCGGATCAACCACTGCCAAATCAAAATATTTATCAGGATAACTTTTCATAATATCCATGCAGTCGGCGTTGTAAACTATTGATTCAGGATTGAGCATAAAATAAAAAAAATCCCCTCCCGCTTCTTTTGGCTAACTTCCTAATTGTTATTAATACAGGAGGGGAATATTTTTAGAACGGAGAATCCTCCTCAGTTGGTTTGGATGTGAACAATGTTTTCCAAAACTTTTCAAAGTATTCAAGCTGCTTTGAATTGTCGTAAACAAACTGCCCTTTAACTTTTACTTTCTCAAGTTCTGGAAGGTCGCCAGGGTTATCCTTAGACCATTTCCATTTGAGCGCTTTGCCGTTTTGATTGACAAAGATCGTAGTTTGCGGTTTGCCGTTCTCACCTGTTTTGCTGTTCGCGATCAGTTTAACAGCCTGATTAAGATCAGCATTAGCAATGCTGTTTGTCAGGCCGCGATAATAACCTGAATCAGTACGAACCTGCACTAAATACTTTTGCCCTTCATCCTCAATTACTAATTTGAGTTTGCGGAACTTAGTACCGTTGTACTCATCATCCTGAAATTCAACGGATGTAATAAGACCATCCACAGCATCGAAAAGGTCTATATCACCATTCGCATTTTTGCGGGCAAATTTGCCCTCTTTTAAATTCAGGTAGGTAATGCCTCCTGTTGTATTGCTTAAGCCCATAATTAATACCGGATGACCAGAGCCGGCGTGGTTAAAAAGGTAGTGCTTTGTATTCAATTTCGAACCTATGTATCATGTGTACCGATTCAGCTAGTTCTTGTATTGCTTCATTCTCCAAATGTGTGTAAAGAAAATCATCCCATTCAATATCCTCTACCTCTATAGAATCGCCTAGCATGTAGCAGTTGGCGCGGATCTTCACCCAAATAGAATAGGTAATTACTTGTACTTCCTGTTTAATAGTCATTCTCATAACTTATGGCTGATTTGGTATGTTAGTTGTTTTGGTTTACTTGTTTGGTTTTCTGCAATCCATAGCGCGTGTGTTGCTTTAAATAGTTGAATATCATGCATCGTATCTTCTTTTGTGATCATCTGCCAGCCGATGCCTTGAATGTCACCTTTCTTACCTTCTGTGCGCGTTTTAGCATTGAGCCATAAGATCGCAACTTTGTCAACCTCTGCACCCATACTATACAACAAAGTCCGGTATGCGGCAAGCTGCAACCAATACGATGGATATATTGCGTTTGATGTTTTGATGTCTAACAGGATCCGTTCGCCATTTATATTAATAACGCGGTCAATCGTTCCGGCATAACCTAAGTCTTTGCTGATAATATTTAATTCAATGCAGTCGGTTACAAATTGAAACCGTCTGCGAAATTCAACGTATCGCTCAAACATTGCCCATTCATTGAGCGTGTAATCAATAGAGCCGTTCGGGTTTACAAGTTGCACCTCTTCTCCGATGTCGTAATCTTCTGTTAGTTTATGAACTACTGAACCCCTGCGGCCTGCTTCGTCCCTGATCTCATCCGCATCTTTGCCAGCTTCTTTCAACCAGTTGTAATAAGCCGCACCCTTAGGATAGCATTCTAAGATAGTTGTAACGGAGGGAACAAAGCCGCCGTCATCTGTTTTGTAAAACCTCGAATCGAGGAAGGTTAATTGTTTGTCGTTGATTTGATACATAAGCTTAATGTTTAATTGTTATGCAAATATAAAGATTTATTTTAAATAAAAAAATATTTTACCTATTTTTGTAAAAAATATATTTTTATGCAATTAGTAAAGAAAAAACGAGGGCGGCCAAAAATGGCAGCAAAAGACAAAAAAGTACCTGTTACCATAATGGTAAAAGCTACAAAGGCAAAGGAATTAAGGGAGCTATTTAAAGAAATTGCAAATGAAAATTTGCGACCTCCTTTTACAATAAAAGGCACTGTTAAATATAATCCTGCTAATATTCCTTTTCCTGATGAACAAATAAAAAATTGGCTTAATACAAAATTTGATGTAACTGAATATGTAAAATTTGAGATGAATAAATTAAAATCGAACCATTAATATGAACATTTACGAATACCTTGAGCAAGGGGAAATTATTGACAAAGCCTGCTTTGTTGCTGCAAAGGAATTGATTGAATGCGGCCATCATGTTATCCCTTTAATGAAAGGTGAAAAGCGGCCAACAATAAACATAAAGCGCATTAACGATGTTGTAAAGAACCCGATCAATTTGCATAATGTATCTTACTTTTTTGATCGTGATTGCGACATCGGAATAATGTTGCAACGTGGTATGGAGGTAATTGACATTGATGAAAAAAACTGCAAAGGGATAACAAAGAAGATTTTAACTACCATTGAAATGGGGTGGCCGGAGCTTTACGATAAACTTGTAATATGCAGCACACCCACAGGTGGCGCGCATATTGAGTATTATGCTGAAAAGGTTGGAGGCGATCCGGTACTTGCAAGGGTGGAAGGTAGTCCACATCCAGTTACCGTTGTCGAGCGCATTGACGAAACGAATAAGCAATACATAAAAACGGCTCCGTCTGCAGGGTATTATTACATAAAAGGAAACCCATGCGAACTGCCAAAGCTTGATATTGATGAACGTGGATGGCTTATGTCGGTTATAAAGTCTTTTGATCAATCACCTGTTTACGAGGTGAAGAAAAAAGATTACGTTCGTGAAGATAGTCCCTGGAAAGTATTTAACGCTCAAAACGATTGGCGCTATATACAAGATGAATTAACAGTTAGGAATTGGAAAGTAGTAATGGAGCTTAATGATCGTGTGGTAATTCGCCGTCCGAATGCAACATCAAACCATTCAGGAAGTATTTTTAAAGATTCAAACATCCTTTACCTATTTTCTACAGGAAGCGATCTCGAAGCCGGGAAAGGATATACACCGTTCGGTATTTACGCTCACTTTTATCATGATGGCAATATCCACAATGCACAAAAGCAACTTGCAACACAAGGCATAGGAATAAACATAACCGATGAAGGGCAGTTTTGGAAAAAGGAAAAACACCGATTAAAAATTAAATACACCGAACTAGCAGCATGGCTTGAGTCTATTGGATATTATTATTACGATAATCAATTAGTTCAGGTCATTAATAACAAAGTAAGAATATCTGAAACATCTGATTTAATCAAAGCTTTTTTAAATGAAGTGGAGCCGGATATATTAGACGATATGATTGAGAAAGTGCCTGTGATATTTAAGGAAAGTGGAGGACTTATGCAGGGTTTGATAGGTACATTAAATAGGGAGTTTGTAAGGGATAGTAAAAATGAGACTTGGTTTTTCTTTATTAACTGCGTTGTAAAGGTCACAAATGAAAACTGCGAGCCTGTTTTGTATAATGAGATAAAAGGTTTAGTTTGGGAAGAAAACATTATAAACAGGAGATTTGAGCCGATTAATTACACCGGCTGCGATGCTGAAAGGTTTATCGGGATTTTGGGCGGTGATGATATAACGCAACTTGAGCAGATTATAGGCTACAATTTGAGCCGATATAAAGATCCGTTAATAAGTAAGGCAACGGTGATAATGGAGGATGTATCTGCTGAGTCAGAGGGCGAAAGTCAGGGGCGGTCTGGTAAAGGTGTAATGATTAAATTCATTAAAGAATTTAGAAAGACTAGTTACATAAACGGAAAGACTATGAATTTTAGTGATTCGTTTCTATGGCAGTCCGTTCAAATGGATACAAATCTAATATTTATTGATGATGTGGAAAAGTCATTTAGGTTTACAAAACTATTTAGTCAGATAACCGAAGGCATTGAAATAAACGCAAAGAACAAAGCAAAGGTTGTTATTCCTTATGAAACATCCCCAAAGATAATCATAACATCCAACTACGCCGTTGGTGAAATGGATGATTCTACCTATGATCGGAAGTTTGAATTTCCGGTAGTGAAACATTTTACATCTAATTACAAGCCTGTGGATGAATTTGGTAGGGCTTTCTTTATTGACTGGGATGCTGTTGAATGGTCAAAATTTGACAATTTTATGATCTCATGCGCTCAAAAGTATTTAAGCCTAAATGATCGCGGCAAAATAACCGTAAGGACTTCAAACTCAATAGATAGGAATTTGATAAACGATACTGATAGGGGATTTGTTGAGTGGATGGATGATCAGTTGCAAAGCAATTTCTTTTTGTTTGCTCCCCAATTACTTAAAAATGAAAGATCTGAAAAAAATGGCAGTTTAACGGTAAATGCTGTGAATATGTCTATGTTTAAAAAGAATACAAATAACCCTGATTATTACATAACTAAGTCAAAACAGGATGTTTTAGAGCTTATTCATAAGGTATGTAACAACAACAAAATAACACAAACAACTTTAACCAAGTGGATTAAGAAATGGTCTCAAGTTAGAGGTGTCGAGGTGGATCATGCATACAAAAGAGGCAATGATAGCGGCAGGCTTTATAGGTTTATTTCATGGCCTGATCAAAATAATTCATTCCCAAATCAATTATCTGAAAGTGATGAACCTCCATTTTAAAACTGGGAAGTAGGAAAAATATAGCTTTATAAAAAGTTTACGTTTCCTACTTTCCTTTTTTATTTTTTGTATTCCTACTTTATTTTTGGAACATTAACACATTGATAATCAATACTATTATATCTTATTTCCTACTTTCCTTCTTCTTTTTAGTTATAAAAATAAATAAATAAAAAATATATATAATAAGGGTGTATATATATTATATACATAAGTAGGCAAAAAAATACGGGAAAATGGGAAAAGTAGGTATTTTAAATAATATTTGCTTTCCTGAAACATTTATCTATTTTTATGTATGCAAACGGTTTTTGATGAATTGCCGAAAACAATATTTGGGTAATGCAAAACATCCTAATCAATAAAGTGGCTGCTATTATTGAGAAGGAAATGCTAACCCCTAAATTTAGGGAGTTGACCGTAAAAGATAGGGATTACGATAAAGCAAGGTATCTTTACATTTGGGTATTGTTTAATGAGTTTAATGTTGAAAGGATAGTGATTAGGGATACTTTGCCATGTTACAAATACGGTAAAACGGTTTATCAGGTAATACGGCGAATGTATTTGAGGAGGAAAGACAATGATTTGATTTATGAGGTTAAAAATATAAAAATGATTTATGCCAAAGGGTGAAATAAATATTGATTGGGATAAGGTAGCTTACTGGCTTGAGGCAAGATGCTCAGGAAGCCAAATAGCTGACATTTTAGGGATTCATGAAAATACTTTGTATGTAAGATGCAAAACTGATTTGGGATTAGAATTCGTGGCATTTAAGGCTAAAAATAGATCTAAGGGCGAACAGAACTTAAGATTAGCTCAATATGAATCTGCTGTAAAAGATAAAGACAGGGGAATGCAGATATGGCTAGGTAAACAATGGTTAGGCCAAACAGATAAAAGTCAAAGCACTATAGACATTCCTCAAATGAAAGTTGTGAAAATAACTACAGATGGCATCACCGAGCAAAGTAATTTGGCCGACCCATCAGGCTTATAACGATGGCTGGCAGATCATATGCAATGAAGGTGGTAGCCGTTCCGGTAAATCTTACAGCACAATACAGATACTTGTAAGCATTGCAACAACTGAGGCAAACAAACGTATTTCAGTTGTTTCGCATTCTTTGCCTCACATCAAAAGGGGCGCATTCCGGGATTTACAACAGGTGTTAAAAGAAACAGGCAATTGGTATGAGGATTGGATGCGGTGGACTGATTTTGTTTATTCGTTTCCAAATGGGTCTTATATTGAGCTTTTCGGCCTTGAGGATGAGGGCAAAGCACGCGGGCCGGGTAGGGATATTCTTTTTATAAATGAGGCTAATTTAATCAATAAACTTTTATTTGATCAGTTGGCAATGCGTACAACAGGCACTATTTTTATGGATTGGAACCCTGCTGAGTTTAATTCGTGGGTTTATGATATAGCCGATAACCCAAAAAACAAAAAGATCCATTCAACATACAAAGACAACATCCACAATTTAAGCCAGCAACAGATTGACTACATAGAAAGCTACAAAGATTTGCCGGATGATTTCATGTGGAAAGTTTACGGATTAGGGCAAAGGGGAGCAAGTAAGGAACTTATATACACCAATTGGAAAGTTGTTAGTGAGTTACCCGGCAAAGGTCAAGTATTTTATGGCCTTGACTTTGGTTATACCGTACCAACAGCACTTGTAAAGATAGAGCATTACGAAGGCTCTAATTACGTTCAGGAACTACTTTATGAGCCTAAGTTGACAATTTCGGATCTTGTTGTTAAATTAAATGCTTTAAATTTGACCAGGAGTGATGAGATCTTTTGTGATGCAGCTGAGCCGAAAACAATTGAGGAACTAAGCAGAAACGGATTTAATTGCAAGAAAGCGGATAAAGATGTATGGGCGGGCATCATGAAAGTTAAGTCACACCCTTTGCATATTGTACATAGCAGCAGAAATTTAAAAGCGGAGTTGCAATCGTACAAATGGAAAACGGATAAAGATGGTAATATAGCATCGGACGAATCACCTGTTAAAGAACATGATCACTTACTAGATGCCATGCGTTATGCTATCTTTACAAAATTAACATCAAAATCACCCAGTTGGGTAGCATTCTAATGAGTTGGATTACCAAATTTTTAGGCATCGAAAAGATTAAAACAAAAGCGATGTCATTCCCTGGTATTTACATTGGCAATCATGTAAACTTTTTTAGGTGGGATAAAGATGCGAATGCATACACCAACAACGATACTGTTTTTACGGTTATTAAAAAGATAGCAAGGAAAGCATCAAATGTGCCTCTTTATACATATCTGCCAAAGAATCAAACATCTTTAAAGAGATATAAGCACAGCCCTGTTAATAACGTGCAACGCTACCAATTAGACCGGATAAAGGCATTGGATGAGGTTGTAAGCAATAGCGCTTTGTCAGAGCTTATCAATAACCCTAATCCTTCACAGGGTGCTGATTCATTTTATGAGGGGTTGTTTTCGTTTTATGCTTTGTTTGGTGAGTGTTTCATTTGGTTGAATAGGGGCGGCATTGAAAACGGCGAGGTGCTTGAAATGTATATCCTCCCTCCGGCAAAGGTTGAGATTGTACCTGATCCACAGGATTTATACGGTGTTAGTGGGTATCTGATAGATTTGGGCGGTAAGTTTATCACAATTGCAAAGACTGACATTATCCATTGGAAAACATTTAACCCGAATTTTGATGCTGTGGATCGCAGCCATTTGCGTGGGTTTAATCCACTTATTCCTTTGAAAAGAAGGTTGCAACAGGATAACGATGCAATGGAGGCGGCGGTTGCAATGTTTCAGAACGGCGGTGCAAAAGGTGTGTTAACAAATGAAACACTTGATAATTTAACACCTGAGCAAGCTGGGCAGTTAAGGTCGGTTATTGACAATAAAGTAAATAATGCTGCGATGAAGGCCGCTGTAGCTACTTTGCAGGGCAAGTGGGATTATTTGGATATTGGTAAGGATTCGGTTGATATGCAGCTTTTGGATAGTCAGGATAAAACGATGGAGCGAATTGCGATGGCATTGGGTGTGGATCCTGACATCTTAGTGCCGGGTCAATCATTCAGTAATAAAGAATGGGCGCAAAAGAAATTTGTTACCGATCTCATCATGCCAATGTGCAACAGCTTAAGGGATGAACTTAACAGAGGTTTGGTTACATCATTTAAGAGCCGTGAGTATTTGGATTTTGATTTTAGCGCAATACCTGAGTTACAGGATGATTACAGCAAAATGTCAACGGTTTATAACGGTATGTTTGACAGGGGCGCAATCACAGGCAATGAGTATAGGCAATTGTTAGGTTTTGAGCCAACAACGGAGCAAATGCATGGTAAATATTTGATTACTGGTAATTACGGATTAATAGAGGATATTGATGTACCAAACGAATCGGGCAGCAATGATGAGAGCGAAAAGTACAACGATTATATGGCTTAAGGATTACGGATGGCAATTTGTAAACGTTTGTATATTTGAGGCGCTAATTAATGCAGAGGCAATAAAATTTTATAAGTTTATACAGCACAATGTCACAAACAATAGAAATTAAAAAGTATTGTCAAAGCATTGCAAAGCGTAAATATCCTGAGACAGAAAAAGAAAAGAGGTGTATTAACGAATACGGTAAATTGATTATAAAACGTGGTCATTTCACAAAGGAACTGATTAATTTTATCTCAAAATATGACGGCAAGACAGAGGCGAATATATTGGAACAGGGAGAGGAATAAAGCCGTTAAATACATTACAAAGTATCAAAAGAGGTTTTACAATGCTTTGCAGTCAGATATGCAAGGCTTTCAGAATGCCCTAAGAAATAGCGAACAGGATGCAAGGCGCTATGTCAATAACTTGCTTTTTAGCGATGGCATAAGCGGCGCAATGGCTGCTTTAATTCGTGAGGTTGGTGTAAGATATGCAAGGCAGAATTATGATAGTTTACGTAAAGAAAAGCAGTTTAACACATCTGAGGAGTGGATTCAATTGATAATGGAATATCTAGGTACTAATTTTTACAATAATGGGGTGCTTCAAATTGTAAAGACTAGCCGCACAATGATGCTTGACATATTAGAGTTAGGCAATCGGGAGGGGTGGGGTTATTCTGATTATGCTCAGTACATTAGCCAAAATGTGCCTGGTTTAAATAGGAATAGAGCCGATATGATTGCACGTACTGAGGTTGGCAGGGCTATTCACGCAGGAACTTTTGTAGGTGCTGACAAATCACCATTTGAAAAGCAAAAGATGTGGGTTGCTGCAAAGGATAACAGAACGAGGGGCAATCCTATCAATGGGCAAAATGATAAAGCAGATCATTGGCATCTGGATGGGCAAACGGTAGATTTTAATGATAAGTTTGTGGATCGCAGATCGGGAACAGAATTAGATCATCCACATGATCCACAGGCAGGAGCCGCTGATGTTATCCGTTGCCGTTGCACTTTTGTGATAGTAAATAAAAGGGATGCAAATGGAAGGTTGATCAGGAAAAATAATATAGTTGACACATTTAGATAAAAATTACAATATATCAATTCAATTTTGTTAATATGCCAAGTCCGAGAGCAAACGAAAATAGAGATCAGTTTTTAGATAGGTGTATGGGTGATAGTGAAAT